CCTCCTTACTTGCCTTGATGAGCGCAGCCAGCCGTGCGGCCTGTGCCGACGCGTCTGACTCGAGTTCCTGCTGTAGTTGTGCGGCGCGCTGGTCGAGCATGATTACAGGCGCACGCCGTACTTCTTTTGCACCTCGATGCGCAGGGTCTTGACGCGGCCATCGAGGGACTCGGGGGCAGATGCCAGTGCAGTGCGGGCGGCTCCGGGGTTCCCGGTCTCCATCGCAGCGTACACGGAATCACTCAGGCGGTCGCCGTCGGTCTGCTCTAACTTCTTGAATTCAAACAGCATTCTGTTTCTCCTCTAGCATTGTCTCAAGCAGTGCGAGCGCACGCCAAGCGAGCTTGGCTGCGTGCAGTACGCCGTCTGTGTCGGTGGTGTGCCGGTCAATCAGGTGCCGGGCGATGCAGTCCGCGTGGTCCGCAGACTTGTCCTTCTCCCAGTACAGCGGTTGCCCGGGGTGGTGCTGGTCGTTCCCGGCCTTGCTGCACTGCGCTACGGCAGCGATGGCCCGGGGGAAGTAGTCCAGCACGCCCGTGGTGATCGGGCTTCCCTTGCGCACGGCAGGGTCGGTGCTGAGGTGCATGCTCAGCCCAACGGGCGGGGCGATGCGGCCATCAACATCGGCCAGCTCGAAGTTATTTGGGTCATGCGCTCCGGTGTGCTTCCAGCCGATGTACTCGGGGTACCCGGTCACGACGATGCCGTACGCAGTGATGCCCTCCACGGAGGCAATATCACCGACCTTCATGTCGTTGTGCTCGCCGCTCACGCGGCGGACACGGTCCCCAATCTTGAACGTGGGCTTCATGTGCTCTCCTTAGATGCAGGTGATCAGGCTTGCGCGCTTCGCCTTCGAGTTCTGGGTGTACCGGCTGCGGCTGTGTCCGCCACAGGAGTCGCACTCGTACGAGTCGTACGTGCTCACGCCCCGGTGGATCAGGCCAGTGCTGCGCACGTTCACGCTACCGCAGCGAGGGCAGCGGCGCTGCTCATCGTCGAAGTACTGCGCGATATTCGGGTGCTTGCGCGCCCACGGGCGGAGCTTCAGGTACAGTTCCTCGGTCGCCTTCACGTCGTCGCGGTTGTACGCACGGGCTTCCTTGTACGCCGCAGGGTTCGCGTCGATGATTGCGAGCCACAGTGCGAAGCCCGGGAACTTCAAGTGCTGCGACTTATGCGTGCGCGTCATTGCGCTCATGTACTCGAGCTTGTGCGAGGTGAACTGCGCAACCTCGCGGCTCATCAGCAGGGTGTCCACGACTTGCGGCTCGCGGAACGGCTTCAGTCCGTGGTAGATCGCCCGGGCGCGGATTTTGCGCAGGTCGAACTTCTGCACGTTCTGGCCGATCACGATGTCGGCGGAGGCGAGCTGATCGCACAGCCAGCGCACGACTTCCTTGTCGTCGTACGGATCGCCGGTGCTCTCGGTGTCCATGATCTCGACCTTCTTCTGGCCGTACCACTTCGTCGCACCCATGAAGATTGACCAGTCCTTGACCAGTCGGTCCAGAGCACGCGGCTCGTCGAACAGGTGCCAGTTGTGCGTGGTGATAGGCAGGGTCTCGATGTCAGCGGTGAGAATCTTCGGGCCTTGGTAAATATGGGTCATACGGTTCCTTTTCTCTGGCGGGCCAGTAGTTCACGTTTAGCTTTCACGGCGGCGCGGGCTTCGCGTGCCTTGCGGTTGCGGTCGTCCTTCTTCTCGTCCGCAGTCTTGTGCATCGGGTAGATCACGTTGCGCGGCGGGTTCCGCAGGTACACGACGAGGTTCTCGAGGTACGGGATGATCGCGTCGTAACTGTTCGACTTCGCACCCCAGCGCGCGGCGGCGTTGCTGATCTTACCCTCGGCTGCGTTGCAGCTCCGGTGCAGCAGGCCACGTATGCGCCCGGTGTCGTGGTCGTGGTCGATCACTCCCTCGCCCTTGATTGTCAGGTCGATTGGCTTCCCGCACAGCGGGCAGATACCGAACTGCTCCTTCAGCATCTTGTGTGCGTACGCCCGCATCATACTGCGGGCGAGCTTCACTGTGCGTCCGACTGGCTCATCCATGCAAGCCTCCATCCACAACGATCTGGTGCACTATCACACGGTCACGCTTCTCGCGCAGGTTCAGGGCGCATACCAATTCGTACGCCAGCCCCGAGCGCTCATAGAACCGCTCGTTCGCGGTGAGTAGCACGTTCAGCATGCCCTTGCGCAGCGCGACGAACACGTCGTTCTCCGGGTACCCTTCAGGGTGCTCGGGTGTGCTGCTCCGGGTGTACCCTTGCTCGATGAGTAGCTCCACAGAGTACTCAAGCGTGAACACGTTGCAGTACACGACGAAGTCGATGTCGCGCCCTGCTCCGAATGCATGCCAGCTCCCTATCGGCTGTACCGCTGCGGGCATCCTTGCGCTATACAGATCGGCGTCGAGGCCGTAGTTCCCGGTCTCGCTTATCACGTCTAGGTCCACTATGTGCCCATGCGTGAGTGCGTCCTTCAGGCTGAGGCCCAAGTCCTGCAGGCAGCGCCTAGCTGCGTCAAGCGTTGGTGTCTCGCTCATCTTGTTCTCCTTTCGGTGTCACCCAATCGCGCCGCACGCAGTCCTGCACGAAGTCTTGGTTCGCGGGGCTGAGGTTCAGCGTCCGCATGTACTCGTACACGTTGTCGTTGTGCCAGCGGGTGAGCCATAACAGCCACCCCTCTGCGATTGCGTTCTGGTTGATCTTGCGGTACGCATCGAGCACGATGTTCGCCGCGTCGTGCACGTTCGTGCACTCCCCGAGCGCAGCAACTGCGCCAGCGGGGCCGCAGAGCTTGCCATCGAACTTCAGTATGCCGCCGATGTTGTCTGCGGTGTCGCCGGCCAGCATCTGCGCCCAGAAGAACATCGGGCCTTGCCCGGTCATCTTGACGTTCCCTGCTGGTGTGAGCTTCAGGCTTACCCACCCTTCGGGTTGCCCGGGCATAACCTCGCCGCGTTCCTGTTCGTAGTACAGGTGCGGGGTCATGCGGAGGTCCTTGTCCTCGGAGGTGATAACGCCGTGCGGCCCTAGCCGGTACGCGTCCTGCATCATGCCATCATCTGCTTCGAGTTCCCTGTGCAGGAACACGCAGTACTCCTCGAGCCACGTGCTGTTATCAGCCACGAGTTCGCGGAGCGGCTCAAGCAGAGCCGGCTTCGACTTCCCTTTGCGCTGCCCTTGGTACGGCTTCGCCGCCTTCACACGGAAGCGTCCGTGCTTGTCAGATGACTTCGCAGTGAGGTGGATGCGGATGTCCGTGGCTTTCGTCAGGAACATACGCTTCAGCATCTCGCTCTGGAAGTGCCTGAGCGCGGTGTCGAGCCGCTTTGCAGTGGCCGACGCCACGTAGCACGGGCCATCCCCATCGACTATCAGGGTACGGCCCGGTACGGCGTTGTCGAACTGATCGGGCAGGGCGCTAGTATCAACGCCCTGAATGATCATACAGGCAGGACAGGCTCAGAAGGGGATGTCGTCATCGAAGGCACAACCGTCGTGGGCGCAACCATCGGGGCTGGGACAGTAGGCACAGCGGGTGCGGCCATAAAAGGGGTGGCCACCTGCGGGGCTACCGCAGCAGGCATCGCAGGAACGCCTACAGCAGGCGCAACGGGTGCGGCTGGGGCGATGGTACCGGCGACGGCTGCGGGAGCCACCACGGACGCTACAGCGGGCGCAGCGGGCAGTGCTGCGGGTGCCGGCAGCGAGGTCACACCGTTCGACAGCAGGAGCTGCAGCGGCGAGCCTTGGAAGTCCAGAGCTGCGAGGATGGTCTCCTGCACACGGTTCTTGCTCACGCCGTCGTCGTACTTCCCTTCGACGTACAGAGCATCCCAAGCCTCCTTGGTGGGGCGCGCCCACAGGAACATGCGGTACAGCTCGTCAGCGGCTTCCGGGATCGGGTACGGCTGGCGGGTCACGGGGTCGAGCGGCGGTAGGAATCCGTCGAGGTCGATGCGTGACACGATGCTGGTGTCGGTCTTGGACTTCTGCACGTGCTTGATCTTGACCAAGAACGTCTCACCCATGAGCTGAGCGTAGCTCTTGGCGGTGCCCTTCCAGTTCAGCGCCTTGAACATCTTGAATGCGCGGGACTTCTCATTGCGGGACAGCGCCGTGTTGTACGTGCGGACGATCACCGGGGTGCCGTCGTCGTTCTGGTAGCCTTGGCCCCAGAGTGCGAAGCCCACGGCGAACTCGAGTGCCGGGTCCTTAGCCTTGCCACCGAACTCCTGCGGCTGGTTGCCGAATTCGATGTACTCGATCAGGCGTCCAAATGCGTAGCCCTCGGGGAGGAGGCGTGCACCGCCGCCGCCCTTCTGGGCTTCGTTCATGTCGATGCCGGATTCGGCGGCGTCTTGGTTGGCTTGCTCGAGGAACTGCTGAAGTTTTGCGGACATAGTCTTGATCTCCTTGATCAGATGGAAGAAACGGCGGCGAACACAACGGAGGCGAACACCGCCCCCAAGTACACCAGTAGGATTACTGCGAGTGCTTTCATAGTACCTTCGCTTTCTCGTACATTGATGGCCCTGCCTCAACCTCGCAGGGGAACGGTACACCCAGATCGTATCCGAATTGCTTGAAGAACTCGGGCAACGATTCCATGATGTGCTTCACTGCTGCGGCTACCTCGGGCAGCACAGACAAGCAGCAGTCTAAGTACACGGCGTCGTGCACTTGGTTAATGATGAACACGCGGCCACCGAAGAAGCCACGCGAGACGAGCCAGCGCATGATCTGGCCGGCGATGCCCTGCACGAAGAACCCGGACTCCCCTTGAATCGGATAGTTCCGCATCTGCGTGGGCTTGAACTCCATGAGTTCGACGCGCCGCCCCTCGATGTACTTCGCCTTCGGGTACTCGCGGAACTCGAACGTCGTGCCAGCAGGGCTGGTCCATGTGCCGCGCCCGTACACCCGCCAGCTACCGTTGTCGGCCTGCTCGCGGTGTATCGTCTTGGTGCGCTCAACCTGAGCGAACACCTCGCGCTCATACCACGACTCGACCTCCGGGAACAGCGCCTTCTCTGCGTCGATGAATGCCTGCGCATCCTCGACAGTGCAGCCGGTGCTGAACGCGATGCCCATTGCAGTTGCGCCGTACTGGTACGCGAACGCCTTCGGCTTGATGTCCGTCCGCATCGTCTTGTACCGCTTGTGCTCGGGGTGCGAGTCGTCCTTGCACTTCTTCAGGACATCCTCGTACGGCTCACCGAGTTGCTGCGACAGCCGCATGCAGTGCATGTCGATGTTGTCCAGCAGGGCACGCACTAGGTTCTTGTCCTTCGAGAACGCTGCGAGGGTGACGACCTCAAGTGCGGAGTAGTCCGCCTCGATGACAGCCCCGACGCGCTCTCCGCGTTGGATCAGCAGCATGCACTCGTCGTACACGTCCTCCGGGATCACGCCGTGCATGAACGCCCACGTCAGCCACTTCGGATTATCGAAGCGCGAGGTGAACATCTTCTTCACCTCCGACGTGTCGCCACGCGGTGTGTTCTGCATGTTCGGGCGGTTGCTCGATAGTCGCGTGGTCACGGTGCTCGTCGTGTTCAGCACGTGGTAGATGATGTCTTGCTCGGTGAGGTACTGCAGCATGCCCGACTGCTTGAGCACGTTCCCCTCAGCGTCGCACTTGTCTCGCAGGTAGTACGTCCCGAGGTCCTTGTCGATCTTGGCGAACTTCAGGAGGTTGCCCAGCATGGTGCGGGTGCCCTCGTCGAACTCCTGTCGCTTCGACAGCATCTCGATGGCGTCGGAGCCAGTGCTGTACACCGGGGTGTCGTCTGCGAGCTTACGCTTCCCAGCGAATTCGTCCTTGAACGACTTCTGCACGTCCTTCGGCAGCAGGTTCAGGTCAACCACACCAGTCAGCATGAGCTGCCGGTCGTACCACTTCTGCTTCGGGGTGGCTGAGGGACGCTTCACGAGCTTCGCCTCGCCCTTGTTCTTGCCGGCCTTGTACCGGGTTGGTGTGCCGTACGCCGTGACGCATGCACTGAATCTGTCGGAGCCGTCGATGTTCTCGGTGGCGATGTGTGTGACTGTGCCGTCGTCGGCGGTGAACTCGTAGCACTCGATGGTCTCGAACTTCGGCGTGACGCCATCATCCTCGAACCACGTGTCGCGCATGCGGTACTTCACAGGGCCGCCGAACAGCCACGCACTCATGTGGAAGTCGCTGGTGTCCTTGAATTCAACATGCTCGGGGATGTGCGTACGGTACGCACGAAATCCATCTGCGAGTGCAGCGAGGCGCTCCTCCTGCTCGGCCTTCTGGGTGAACGCAATGTCACGATCCACGTGCAGGCCGGCGTCCATTGCGAAGCAGTTGAAGATCAGGCCGTCCATCCGCAGCATCGCCATGTCCCACATGCCGCGCTGTTGGAGCTGAGCCACTTGGCCGTAGAACACGCGGCGAGTGTTGTCGATGTCGCCGCCCGGGCCGATGAGGTACTGGTCGTACAGCAGGTCCTTGTCGATCTGGCTCGTGAGGTACCCCTGCTGCCACAGCAGCTTCACGCCATCCACCTTGTGCGTGCCGCCGTACTTCGTGGCGGTCTCGTCAAGGCTCGGGTACGTCTCTTGCTGGTTCGTCAGGAGGTACTCGGCGTACGCGGTGCAGAAGATGCGCCCGCCCCGTGCCAAGAACGCTTCGATCTGGGCGCGCTGCTTCACGAGGAACCAGTCCATCTCGAACGCGGCGTTGTGCGCCACGAGGAGCCACACGTCGTCCGGGATGTTCAGCCAGCTCGCGCCGTTCGCCTCATCCTTGTTATTAAAATACGTGCCGGTGATAACGCCGTCGAACGGCTGTTCATCAATGGCCCGGCCTTCCGCCACGATGTAGTTGTCTGGGTGCCTCGGGGAGGCCAGCGCACCGCAGTGCGTGTGGTTCTCCGTCTCGAGGTCGATGATCATAATGCGGGGCATACTCACTCCTCTGGGAACTCCCTGTGTAATGCGAGCGCAAGGTGCGCAATCTCAGCCGTGATCTGGCGGCAGCGCTTGCGCTGCGCTGGTGTCTGCGCCATGTGTGCGACGATGCCCTCAAGCTCGCGCTGTAGCTGCGCGATTCGTACTGTGCGGTACGCGATCATGCCGTTCTCCTATGATACGGGGTCTCTGCTGCAGCACGCACAGCGTGCGCAGCCTCGGGTGTGGCGTACGTTCCCAAGTGCTTGCCGTCGATGTACGCTCTGAACTTGCCACGGTACGCCCGCACTCCCTTCGGAAGCGTGCGCACCTTCAGTGGTCCCCGGTTTGCGGAGGACTGGCTCGGGGTTACGAGCCGCAGGTTCTCGATGCGATTGTCTCTGGTGTCCCCGTTGATGTGGTCCACGAACTTGTTCGAAGGTACTGGGCCGTGGAACGCCTGCCATACCAGCCTATGCAGCAGCATGTTGTTCAGGTACAGGTACCCGTTCGGGCGCATGTTACCAGCAGCCGCGCCTACCCGGCACTTGTGGTGGTGCTGGGCCCACACGAGCTGGCCTTCCCTGTACTCAAGCCTTTGCTTCCCGAACTCTACGAAATACCGGATGTCTGTATCCACCTTGCCTGTCTCTCTCCATAAAAGCAAACTCAGCCCACTGCCCGATGAACCGCTCCGGGTGCTCGTGCATCTCGCGGCCTAACTCATGCGCGATGCCGTGCGGGGTCGCTGTGCTGCCATCCTCGACGGCGATGGTGATGCTGCCGGTGCGCCCCAGCGGGGTGCCATCCTCCGACACAGCCTCGTGCAGCGCGGTGATAGTGCCGTCCGCGTCGTCGCTCGGCTTCACCTTGAGCCAGCCGTTCGTGCGCTTCCCGCGCTCGTACAGGTGGTCTAGGCTCTTGACCATCAGGCCCTCGAACCCACGCTCGCGGGCCACGGTGAACATCTGCTCGACGCTTGCCTCCTCGTGCGCCCATGAGCCTGCTGGCTGGTACACCTCGAAGTCCCGCGCGGCTGCTAGTACAGCCGCAGTGTGTCGCTCGGTCATGCGTCCGTCGAACGGCTTCGTGCTCTGCGGCAGGTCGAACAGGATGAAGTGCCGCACCGAGCCGATGAGGTCAACTGGGATATCCTTGCTGCGCACCCAGCGGTACGAGTCATTGAAGTTCCCGTTCACCTCGAGGCCGGTGTCGAACTCAGTCCACCCGGTATCCTGCGCCAGCGCGATCCAGTCCTCGTCGTACATCGAGAGGTTGTTCAGCGGCTTCTCAGCGTACGAGAGGTACTGCACGCGGGTGTGCTCGGTGCCGAGGTCCAGCACCACGACGCGGCACCTGATCTCGTCCACCTTGATCTCAACCCACGCCGGGTACGTCATCTTGTGCTTGCGCTCAGTCCACTTCTGGCCCTTCATCAGCTCAGCAGGCATCTCAGTCTCCTATGTATTGGAACAGGTACACCACGTCGGGTGTGCCGTACTCAGGTCGCCACAGCGTAGGGGCGAACACCTTGTTGAACTTCTTCGTGTTCACGGCGCTGAAGCCGGCGCTGATCCACACGTGCTCGACAGTGCTGAAGCAATCCAGCTCGATGCCCTTGTACCACAGCGTGCGGCACAGGTCCACCACGGCGGTCGCCACATGCGCACCCCCGGCACCAGAGGCACGGAACACGCCGGTCACCTCGACTCGCCCCTTGTGCAGGCGCTTCAGGCAGCAGTACGCGTCGATGTCTGGGAAGTACCACGGGTCACCCTCGGGGTGGAACGTGAGGCCCCACGCCTTCTCAGGGAACGTGCGGCGGAAGTCCTGCAGCGCCATCTGGTACTTCGCTTGGCTGATACTCGTTGCGAAAATCATTGTGGTGCTCCATCGTTGAACACGCAGCGTGCGCCGTCGAAGTACAATTCCGACTGGAAGCACGAGGGCTTGCCCGGGGCTGCGAATTTATTCTTCGGGGAACTCAGGCCACGGATGGTCTGAGCGTCTGGGTTGTCGAGCGATCCCATCATGAGGATCACGTCGGTCGCGCCTTGGATGCCGGTCTTGGAATCCTTCAGGGCGGAGTACGGTGGGTACAGCATGTTCCCACCCTCGACGCTGATCTGTACGGTGGCGAGGCCAATGCAGTCATGCCGCACCATAAGCTCGCGCCACTCCTGCCATATCTGCTCGACCGCGTCGGCCTTGTTGCCACCCACGGCGGCGCTGCTCAGCCTGAAGTTCCCGAGCATGTCAGCCACCACGATGCTAGGCCGCTGCGCCTCGATCACTTGCTCGATCTGGGCGAGCGATGCGCCGTGCATGTCCTTCACTCGGATGAGGTCCGGGATGCCGCCGATGGCGTCGGTGTACGCCTGCACGAGTTCGCCAGCGTTGCTCATGCTGATGATCTCGTTCAGGTCCTTCCCGAGCGCGGCCTGATAGATGCGCGGGATGATGCGCTTGCCTGAGCCTTCGTTGTTCAGCCACAGGATCGGGCGCTCGTTCCCGTACATCTGCACCACCTGCGGAGCGAAGTCCGTGAGGATGCTCGATATGAATGACGTCTTGCCCTTGTCTGGGCGCGCTGCGATTGCGATGCTCGCCCCGCCCGACAGGCCGAGGATGTGGTCG